CCACTAATCTTTTTGGAAAGTTTCAATGCTCCTGCACTTGTGCTACGCATTGGAGAAAACACCATCAAGATGCCCATGGACTGGCAGATACTCATAGGCGAACCAGAAGTAGGTGACTTGGAAGTGCTGCCACTTACATCAATCAATGATCGTGGATTTAGAGTGTTTCAGTTCAATCCACTCACAAGTTTTCGCCCCAGTTTCCCGGACATTGAAATCTTGGATGTGTATCATGAAGTATCGTGGTATGCACCCAAGCTAAAGAATGGGCAGTTACTTGCAGTACCATTGAATGATGATCCTGATCCAGACTGTGTGTACTTTGTGAAAGACATCAGTCGCAACTGCGAGATAGTAGACTACAACAAAAGTTGGTAACATGGCATACACTGAACCCCAGATATTTGAAATCGTCAATCGCTTGGCCAAGATTTACTTGGAAAGTTACCCAGAAGACAAAGAAGGCTTAGAACGTTTCCTACGCTGGGCACACACTCAATATGGCTACAAGTATGGGAACTCTTAAACCTGGTGCCTCTTACGTCTATGAACGTGTGGGCAATGAAGTGTATGCCCGTGAGTCGGGTGCCGAGCCCAGCACCCGACGGTTAATAGGCCATTCATATGATCCAGTAAACGGACATCATATCGATCACGATAGCAGAACATCAGATGGCAGGCCCTTGTTTGATCACCTCCAGGAAAGTAAAATGTGGGGCGACATTCGGCGACTGGCCAAGACCACGCCTGCTTTACAAGATGCCTTGGAACGTGTTATAATGATATACAAACTAATCAAAGTAGATGAGCGATAAACTAAACATTGCCAATGAGATGCGACAATTGGATCGCAAAAACAGAAACTTCTATCGCGAACTTACAGATGAGGAACGCAAAAAGTTCTCCAACTATCTCATGATTCGTTGGGCCAGCTGTGTAGAAGGCAGCCAGGACTTGCAAGAGTTTTATTTGATCTCCACCAACGAGCGACTGAACAAACACTTCTTCAATATTAACAAGCATCCTGAACTGCAATGGCTGTGTGCCACAACAGTGAGTCCAGACATGGGCACACCTAGGCACAATTGGATTTCGCCCAAGAAGAAAGAAACAGGTGCAGGGGCAAGCAGTATTAGAAAGCAGTTGGCAGAGTTGTTTCCCACATACAAAGAAGATGAAATAGCCATGCTAGCCTCAATGACCACAAAGAAAGAACTTGATCAATACATCCGAGACCATGGACGAGACACTAAGTGAACTCACTTGCGGCTACTGCAAGAAAACATTTCGTCGTGCAGAAAGTCTTGTGGTGCATTTGTGCGAGCCCAAACGCCGCAGACAAGAACGATCAGAACGTGGTGTTGAACTGGGCTTTCAATCCTATTTGCGGTTCTATGAAATTGCACAAGGTTCGGCAAAACTAAAAACATTTGATGACTTTGCAGACAGCCCTTATTACCGGGCCTTTGTAAAATTTGGCAGATACTGTGTGGCCACAAAAGCAATCAATCCCAGGCAGTTCACAGAGTGGTTGCTGAAGCACAACAAAAAAATTGACAACTGGGGTTCGGACAAAATCTACACTGAATATCTACTAGACTATCTAAAAGTAGAAGCAGTGGCAGATGCCTTGGCACGAGCAGTGGAGTTTGGTATAGACTGGAGTGAGACTCACTCGGCACCGCCCAATGATTGTTTGCGTTATGGCAGCACTCATGCCATGTGCTATGCTGTGACAACAGGGCGCATCAGTCCTTGGGTGATATACAACTGTGAGTCAGGACAAAAATTCCTAGGTGAACTCACAGCAGACCAAGTCTCAATGATATGGCCTTACATAGATTCAGACATATGGCAAAAGAAGTTCTCAGACTATGCCGCAGACGCTGAATACGCAAAACTAATATTGAAACAAGCAGGATGGTAACATGATAGGAAACATTGGTCAAACTGGAAAATATATTTCAGTCACAGGTGGTCCAGGCAGTAACTATGTCAACAACGCTGGTTACATGGGTGTAGGGCAGTTACAATACAACACTGCCACTCAACGTTTAGAAGTATACAATGGCATCAGTTGGCAACCACTTAATCTGGGTCAGTATTATGTGGGGCTGAATCCACACGCTGAAGCAATACTAGACTGGGCACATAAAAAGATGGAAGAAGAACGAGAAGCACGAGCCATGGCTGAACAGTATCCTGCTGTGGCAGATGCCATGGGTGCTGTTCGTGAGGCTGAAGAACAATTAAAAACCATTGTGGCATTGTGTAGAGTATGAGTGCAGACATTGACATTGACGTCCCAGATCGAAGTAAGATATTAGAACTGATCCGTCACACACCTGCTAGGCAGGTAGTAGACGGAAAGCCACGCCGTCACAACTCTGGCATCTACATCACAGACATTCCGCAAGATCCCGAGCACGGCTGTGCTGCCATAGATTATGAGTCAGCAGAACAGCGTGGTTATTTCAAAATTGACCTGTTGAACATGAGTGTGTATCAGTTGATCCAGGACCCTGCACACTACGAAACCATGTTGTCAGCCGCACCTCCATGGTCACGACTGTGGACAGACCGACCCTGGGCCAGTCAGTTGGTACACGTAGGCAACTACGTGGATTTGTTGGCAGCAATGCAACCTGACTCCATACCCAGGATGGCTGCTTTTATTAGTATTATTAGACCGGGCAAAGCACACCTACAACGAAAGTCTTGGGATGAAGTGTTTGCGTCAGTATGGGACGGGGATGAATCGCGTGGGTATACGTTTAAAAAGTCACACGCTGTGAGCTATGCAGCCTTGGTGGCCTTGCACATGAATTTAATCAATACGACGAACCAGGGTAATTGATTTGCGTTTGCTTTTTTTGCGAGCAATGTCTATTAGGCTGCACACAGGACCATGCAAGATCTCAAGGTCTTTGTTGCTGAATGTGCGCAGAGTAAAGCGGAATCGATCCCAGTCTCCACGCAGGAATATATTGATGGGTATGCTTCTATTGCTTTCCCACCACCAAGTGTTGGCCAGTTCCAAGAATTCCAACTTGTCTTGTTGTGTGAGCACAGCGCCAAAGTCGTAGATGGTTGTGACAGCATCGTCCCGGTTCTGAACTATGCCGATATACTCGTTGCTGGCGTAAACGCAAAGAGTTATAAAGGGATATTTTTCCGCCAGTTTTTCAAAGATGTTATTGCCCATAAATACGTATTGAGGATCCTATGTATTCAACCACTGCTTACTTATATCAACAAATCATTCGGGTACTTTTGATTGACACCAGTGGTGGATACTTTACTGCGAGGTACGACCCAGTGTACGCAAAAACTTTAACTGTCAACAAAGGTGTAGACAACGTGCTGTTGTTTGAATTCATCAACCAGGACCAAAAACCTGTAAACATCACAGGCAGCACATTTCGCTTTAGATTGCTGAACCAAACTGGTGACGAATTATTACTTGAAAAAGACATGACTGTACTCAGTGCCAGCACTGGCCGAGTCAAAGTTGTGTTGGATACAGCAGACACTATTAACATCCTGGCACAGCCAGGCAGCTACAGCATTGAGCGCACACAAGGCAATTATGTACAAGCAGCATTTACAGACGCCAACGCCGGCGCACGAGCCGACTGCGATATTGTAGACAGTGTTTTGCCACAGTTCATAGCCAGTCAACCGGTGACAATTCCCACTATAAATGGTAAAAACTCTTGGCCACAACCTGGCCCGCAATCATGGCCTGATTGGGCATTGAACCCGCAACCAATATCACGTAACTATTTGACAGAATACTACTCAAGTTATATCAACACAACTGGGGCCAGTTTGATCACCGTCAAATATGATCTGGATCATTACACTGGCACCCTCAAAGTACAAGCAGCACAGGATTACGAAGCTGTGTGGGTAGATGTCACAGAAAGCCGTGAATATTTTGACGAGTCTGGAACCTTTTACATCAATGTTGTGGGGTTCCATCCACTGTTGCGTCTGGCCATCAACAACAGCCAAGGCTATGGTGCCAGTGCAACTGCCACTGTGGTAGATGGTGTTGTGACCGGTATTGCAGTAAACAATGCAGGCACAGGTTATATGGCTGCACCATATGTTCAAATCCTGGGCAACGGTGCTGGAGCAACAGCAATTGCTGCACCATTCACAGGTCCCAGCGGCATTGGTGCAATCACTGTCACCAACGGCGGTTCGGGTTACTTGCCACTGAACTTTGGTGGCACCGAAGCGCAGGCTGTGACTGTGCTGATCACAACTGGCTACGTTACCAATATTCTTTATCGTTAACTGTTGCTCTGCCGCACAAATCCTGCTATACTGTACAGATGCTTGACATCCTTGCTTATCTACCTGCAAAAAAGAAACAGACACCTAGTGGTTGGTTGAGTTTCAATGCAGTGTGCTGTCAGCACAACGGATCAACACAGGATCGAAGAGGACGTGGTGGACTCAAAGCCACTGAGGCTGGTTGGAGTTATCACTGCTTCAATTGCTCATACACTGCCAGTTTTATCTTGGGCCGTACATTAAGTTATAAAGCCAGAAAACTCCTGGGCTGGATGAACGTTCCGGAGATGGAAATAGAGATGCTGAATCTGGAAAGTTTGCGGCATCGAAGCATCAATGGAATACTAGAAGATCGACAACAAATGTGGAACACACTAAGTGGTGTGTCATTTGAAGAACGAGACTTGCCACCATTTGCCGAACTGCTGACATCTGAACACAAATTTTATTGGGATTATGTGCGTGGTAGACATGTACCAGAAGACTTTCCGGTCATGGTGCAGATACAAAATGACGGTATCCATTGGACAAGATTGCATGTGGTCATACCCTTTACCCATGACAATAAGATTGTGGGATACACCTGTAGATTTTTAGATGACAAACAGCCTAAGTTCATCAGCGACAGCCAACCAGGATATGTGTTTGGCACAGACTTGCAACCCACAGATTGGCAACATGTGATTGTGACTGAAGGCATATTTGATGCACTCAGTATAGGTGGTGTGGCAGTGATGCACAACACTGTGAGTGATGCACAAGTTAGACTGATACGCAGCCTAGACAAACAGATAACAGTGGTACCAGATCAAGACAAGGCAGGTATTGAATTGATTGATCGTGCGCTAGAACTGGGCTGGGCAATAAGCATACCTGACTGGCCTGAGGGGTGCAAGGATGTCAACGATGCAGTGATAAAGTTGGGCCGATTAGGGGCCTTGCTAACTATAATGCAATCAAGAGAGACCAGTAGAATCAAAATTGAGTTAAGGAAGAAGCAACTTGTTAAAAGAATACAATAAACTTTGGGTGTTTGGCGACAGTTACACTACTCCAGGAGTATGTGTAAACCCACAAGATAGTTTCTGGGGGTTAACTGCACAACACTTTAAAATAGGCACTATTAAAAATTGCTCAAAACCAGTCAACAGTTTTGACAGCGTGTGTCACTTATTAATCAGTATGCAAGATCAATATAACTGGGATTATGATTTATTTTTAATTGGAATTCCGCCATTAGAAAGAATCACAATATTTGATAATTTTAAAGATACTGCATATTTTGGGCACGAAATTGATACTAATACCTGGACAAGTAATCGTTTCAAAATCCCATACCATCACGGATTGATTGCAATGCAGAATTATGGCAGCGATAAAGAATTCATTATCCACAGCAATAGGTCTTGGTTGGAAACGCAAGTATTGCGAACTATATTTTTATTGACAACCTGGTTGGATTCAAAAAATGCCAATTATCTTATAGTAAATTTATCAACACCAATGAACAAAGACAACTTGTGGGGGCCAAGTGAATTTGTATTGCCATTTTGTCAAAATCACAGTAGATGCATACTGTTCAAAGATACCTATTACTCTGTGAATGTAAACCTCAACAAGCCAGCAGATTTTAAACAATACGGATGGCGTGGACATCATGGACTAGCAGGTAACGCACAATTTTTTGAGATCAGTGTAAAGGGTAAACTTTGTTAAAAGAATACGGACTTGACGTCCAACGATTATTTTTAGAAATGATGTTGGAGGACGCACAAAGTTATGTGCGTGTGCAGAATATCTACAACCCGCAAAACTTTGACAAAAGTTTGCGAGCTGCGGCTGAGTTCATCAAAGAACATTCAGACAAGCACAAAACACTGCCAGACCGTACACAGATTTCAGCCACCACAGGTATCCGACTACAAGCAGTGCCTGACTTGAACGAAGGTCATTTTGATTGGTTCATGGGCGAGTTTGAACAGTTTACCAAACGCCAAGAACTGGAACGTGCGATTCTTAAGGCAGCAGACATGCTGGAAAAGGGTGACTTTGAGCCTGTGGAGAAACTGATCAAAGACGCTGTACAAATATCCTTGACCAAGGACATGGGCACAGACTATTTTGATGATCCCAAGGGTCGTATTGAAAAGTATTTCAACTCAGGTGGGCAAGTGTCAACAGGTTGGCCACAACTGGATAGGTTGTTGTACGGTGGATTCAGTCGTGGTGAACTCAATATCTTTGCTGGTGGATCTGGTTCAGGTAAATCACTTGTGATGATGAACATTGCACTGAACTGGTTGCAACAGGGCTTGAGCGGTGTGTACATTACACTAGAACTGAGTGAAGAACTCACAAGTTTGCGAACAGATGCCATGCTCACAAACATGAGCACTAAAGACATTCGCCGGGACATTGACACCACAGAACTCAAGGTCAAACTGGTGGCCAAGAAGTCAGGCAACTATCAAGTCAAAGGCTTGCCAGCACAAAGCAACATCAACGACATACGTGCATATTTGAAAGAGTATCAAATACAAACAGGCAAGCGTGTGGACTTTGTGATGATTGACTATTTGGACTTGTTGATGCCTGTGAGTGCAAAAGTTAGTCCCAATGACTTGTTTGTGAAAGACAAGTATGTGAGTGAAGAACTGCGTAACTTGGCCAAAGAGCTGGGAATACTAATGGTGACTGCAAGTCAGCTGAACCGAAGTGCTGTGGAAGAAATTGAATTTGACCATAGTCACATTTCAGGTGGTATATCTAAAATCAACACAGCAGACAACGTGTTTGGTATCTTTACAAGCCGTGCCATGAAAGAGCGTGGCAAGTATCAGATACAGTGTATGAAATC